AAAAAAAATGCCGACTGGATTGTTTTTGGGGAGCGCAAAAATATAAATATCTCCCATAAAAACAAAGGGAAAAATCAAATATACATTTGTACATTACTGTCGGCAGAGAAATACTGATAGCAATGTATGTTTGACTTTTCCCAATAAGAGGCAGTGTGCTACTTGTTTATCTTGGAATCATCTTGACTTTGACTTGTATTCCTTGGGAGTTCAAGACACGAACCGGTGTCTTTTCTCCGGCTTTCAAATAGAACAAAAGATAATCTTTCGCACGCTGGGACTCGAAGAGACCTTTTTCACGGTATTCGGCAATCCACTTTTGGATCATCGGAATCTGCCAGCGGTTCATCAAGATATAGTAACCGAAATAATACTCCAAATCGCTCAAGAAAATATTGAGTTTCAGGTAATCCCACCAGAACTGCTCTTTCCTTTTGCTTTTGGCGTTGAGTATGACGACCTGATGCCCATAAGTGTCACGGGGATTTTCCCAATCCTGTTGGGAGACAAACACATCGGGAACCACATTGTCGGCATGGTCTTTTGCCGGAATGAAGTGAGACAAGGATTCAATGGAATCCTTTATCTTTTCATATAAGGATGGTTCGTACTCTTTGTTGTACAGTATAACATCCCGCAAACGGGTGGAAGTGAGATGGGTCACCACGGAACGTCCTATCATACAGTGATCCGGAACAGTCATTACCGATGCCAGCCTTTTCATGAATCTGATTTCCGCTTTTGCCTGTTCTTCCTTATCCGATTTTTTGAAAGGATAATCTGACCAGGCAATCTTCCGCATTCCCCGATGCAGGTCCGTAAGCTGCAAACCCGCATAAGCGCAGAAAATGGAAGCACGAATAATCTTGAAGATAGGGGTACGGTCACTCTCGTGTGCCACGTAAGGCAGATTTTCCACTCCAAAAAGCATTTCATTTTCCGCTATCAAGTCGGCAGAGATTGTCTTGCCTTCTTCCAGCCGTCCCTTAATCTTGAAATTACGTTTTTGATATCCCCAGGTGTGAACAGGCCGCGTAGCTATCAGCGTCACACAATAATTGCCATTTTGCGGCGTGAAATCTACATTTTGCGGCGTTGCATTGAGCATCAGTTCGTTCAGCAACTTAATCTTTTGGGTATAGTCCATAAACAATTGATTTTAAGTGAAACATTTTGTTAACAGTGCAAATGTAGGCATCAAGTTTCGTACCGGAGTTCCGTTTTTCGCCGAAAATCACTGCAACCTCAATAATATATTCTTTTTCATTCGAGCAAACACTTTCCGTTCGGCAACAAACCGATTAACGGGTCTGTTTTTGCAAATATATCTTTTTCCCTTTAAACAAGAGGAAAATACAGGATTTATTTTTCAGAAAACAATACATAAACAGGCTATGCAATCAATCCGCAATAAAAAGGGAGCATAAAAGAACGGTGGCAAAGGATACCAGAATCTGACGGGAGACTATAAGAACGAGATTTCCGTATCCGGTAATACATCGGAAATATTTTCAACCGGATTGATGGAAATTTTAGCGGCATGTAACCAAGACAACTTTTGCTTTAGTTTTTGCATCCAAATACTCATACGGACCTTATGTCCTTTTTCATCTGCCACATCCAGTTCTATACAGGCAATGATGACTATCTTTTTCTGCCCGTCAAGCAGCAACCGGTTAATCAAGGTAAAAAAATCTTCATCGTTGGTTGAGAAACGTGCCGCATTGGTTGCCGTGGCAATCGTGTCCCTGACTTTGACAGCAATCCTGCGCATCAATTCGTCGCCTTTTGCCTGAAGAACCTCTTGAGTTTCCGCATCGTGCGTATGCCCCCTGTAATTCTTTACCTCGACCAGAAACAGCTGTCTATTATCGTGAATGCCCAAGAAGTCCACCGCCTTGGTAGGTTGCAAGGCATTGCTTACCTTTTTGTGTGCCAAATGTTCATCGTACTTGACAACAGCCCATTTGGGAGAGCTGAATTTGAAGCTTATACCGCTTTCCTGAAAATCACTCATATCTGCTGATGAATTGCTGTTCCAAATCGTAAAATGCCGCATATTCCTCCAATATCGGATTGTTCCGTATGCCTGCCAAGGTGTCGCTTTCCTCTACCATGATTCCCTTATCTTCTTTTTTCAAGCCGAAGAACTTGACGGATATGTTCGTGTGCTCCTTATATTCGGAATAGAGAGAAAGCGTATGTGTAAGCAGGTAGTCGTGAGTGGCGATGAAAATCTGCAAGCCGCATTCCTGAAGCACACGAATGAACTTTGCCACTACCTTGATAAGAGCCGGGTTCAAATTGGCTTCCGGCTCATCCCAAAACAGAACGGTGTCCGCATTGATTTCCCCATTCAGTATGAGGTACAAGATGGAAGCCAGCTTGCGGAGTCCTTCCGCCACCAAGTGCGCTTCCATGTTCCCTTTTTCTGTCTGTATATAGAAACGTCCGTTCATCTGCAAAACCTTGAACTGCAATTCCTGCTCCAGCAACTCGATAGCCGGTTTCAACGGATTGTCTTCCGACTCACGCAATATGGGGAGTGACAACGCGTGTGCCAGGTTGATATACGTTTGGTCAAATGAGATTTCACGCTTACTGCTCAAACCGATAAAGCCTTCGAACAAAGAGAACATCTCACGTGGGGGGATATAGATAAAGTGGCGGTCGTCCCACTTTTCATCCGTTTCTAATTTTACAGTTGTTTTGGAAGCGGATGAGAAGCTGTATTGCAACAGTTTGTCGTCTATCGTGACTGTAATGTTTGCCCTGCCTGAAGGCACTCCCTTGTTGACCAGGTTGCCTATGACATCCGGCTTGAAATAAAATATCATGTCTTCCGCCAAGATATACTCAAACTGTTCCTTGGAAGCTGAGTTCTTGCCGAGGAAGTCATGGCGTGCCTGCAAAGTTGCCGCCAAGCATTTGAGAACGTGCGTCTTGCCCGTACCATTCTTGCCAATAAGGACGTTTATCCCTTTGGTGAAATCAAACCGGGTATTTGCAAAGCCTGTAAAATCAGTTAATAATATGCTGTTAATCATTGAATATGTTTCATTTATACTAAGTAACTACAAAGGTAATTTAAAAAACGGAAGAGACAAACCCGGTTTTAAAAAAGTTATGATTATTAGGCTTATGTTTTAGAACTATCAATGATTACCTGGCAGATGAAGCGGATGTGTCCGGCAGTTCCGTTGCCGAAGCCACCGCCCGTGCGGTCTGCCTTCTGTGGTTTATATGCTCCTTGTATGAGAAGCATCCGGTTGTTGTAACCAAAGACGGAGTTGCTATTCCTGTGGGGAATATATGGAAGGAGAAGCAGTTGTATTCCATCTTGTTTGAAAGAGGGGAATTGCCTCTCAAGAAGTATATCACGACCCGTTTTTGTGGCGGGAAACTTGATTTCAGCCTTATAGATGACACTCATGGATTTTCCTTTATTGACAATGAGAACCAAAACGAGTTTATTGATTCATTCCGCAAATTTGAAGAATTGCATTGGAATGCCATAGCAACGGACAAAGGATTGGATTACAAAACGTATAATAAGAATAAGAAAAGCAAGCGTTACTTTTCAGATGACCTATGGAAGAAAGGCATTAAGCAGTTCAAGATTACTCAACGGAACAGGTGTTTTGGTTATGTGGATAATGGTATTTTTTATGTGTTGAGGTTTGATTTGGACCATGAGCTAAGCGATGTTGGATAATGTTTTATAGCCTTGGTATTATTTTTATAGATATAGAAAGCTGTCCAAAAGCTCATATCCTGTTTATACATACTATGCTATGTGTTCGATAAGAGTTCTTGGACAGTTTGAAGTATATTCTATCCCTTTCCTATTTAAAGTTTACTAAAAAAGCAAGCAATTGCAAATTTATAAAGATTTGAATCCTGCTTATCTCCATATACTTTCAAATCAAATGTGTAATTCAAAAAAGCTTCTTCTAATCTTTCTATTTCATCAACAGACAAAAAAGGTTCTTTGAAAAATAGGAACTCTACAGATTTTACTTTTCCGTACGAATCACAAATAAATGTAGTGGCTATCTTTTCAGATTTCAATTCTTCCAATCTTGCCGGTGATAATACTTCTATGTATAAGTTATTGACTGGTGTCGTTTGTTTGGCTACAAAATTGTCCAGTATTTTATCTTGCTGAAAACTTCTATTCAAAGTTTGACGATAAATCTTCTGGTTCTTATAATCATATACATAAGATTTGCCATTGGAAACTTTAACTTCGTTTTGTGCACAAATATTATTTGTAAAAACAAATAATGCGACAATTACTGAAATGAAAAAACTTAATGTCTTCATAATATCTTTTTTAAATACCGTAATTATTACTTATATAATCAAGTAGCGAAGGTTGCATACTATAAATGATACCTTTATTATAGCCAGGATCTTTAACTTTAAAAAACTCCATATAGTTGTAATAACCATATCCAGCATATTTAGTAGATAACACTTCTGATAGAGAAGGAAATTTTTCATCAAGAAAACCATCTTCACATAACAACATAATCCATCTTGTATAATCATCGGCATGTGTCGGTCCTGCTCCTAAGCCACCAAATCCATATCCATTAGCGCAATATATAAGTTCTTGAATAATCTTTGCTTCAAATTCTATGTTTGGAGTTCCTTCTTTACCTGCATATTGAAGAATTCCATTGAGATATACTCTATCTTGTGCGGCATGTATAAACTCCTCCTGTATTGAATTCGTTGCGATTGTTGAGCCTGTTTTCAACAATACCTCATTCGTTTTTGCATTGTACGAAGCTGGTGCTGTGCCTGTATCGCCTCGGGATATTTTTGATACCTTTTTAGTTGTCAGTTTCTTGAAAACACATCTGTATCCTTTGCCTAAAGGATTACTTTGTAATTCCTCAAGAATGGAATTGACAGAACCTTGGTCTGTTAAACTCAACGCCACATTACTAATAAAGCTACTCATAGGATAAGTCAATGAAGCTCTACCCGAAAGTCCCCTTGTGGTAACATCATCTTCATAGGAGAAAAGTAAATCATCCCCAGAGCATGAAACCATAAATAAAATGGCTATGCATGAAATAAATTTGAACATCTTTTTCTTCATAATGTTTTTCAATTAAAGATTAATATTTAATTAGAGTTTACTCTTTCTTAAAGTTGATATACTAGCGAATTGGACTGCCTTTTGTTTAATGTCGTTGAATTTAACGACATTAACTATATGATCTAACGTATCTAATATAAATTCCATTCTTGCTTAAAACCGATTAGTCGGTTTGTTTTTGCAAATATATAAGTTAAAATCAAAAAAATGAAAACCTATCCTTGGTTATTTTCAAAAAAAAATATCAAAGGGTACTAACGGAAGCTGATTGATGTAGAATATCTCTCAGAAAAACATTGTATCTTTATGTTAAGAAGAAAAAAGGAATTATGGATTTTGAAGGAGAATGTAACACGCGGACGGCTTCCGTATTCCAACTGAAGCGGAAAGGGGAAAAGATTCTTTCAATGCTGAATCCACATAAGCATCCGTTCATAATAGAGGTTGCCAATTTGCCGTTCAAGTGTCCGTGTACTCCAATTACAATCGACTGTTTCTTGCATATAAAACAGTCTCGCCTGTTCACTTTCGACCTTTAAAAGTAGGCGGTAATGTGTCCAACTCAATTCAGGACGCAGTGCGTCACATTTTGGGTAAATGAGATAGAAATTGCGTATGTGGCGCAAGTTACTTTCATCAAAACCCTTTCTCACTACTGGGCACTTAGTCCCGGCTGATTTTCAGTTGTTTATAATTTAGTTCTTTGATATTTTTGTAATCACAATTGGTAAGTATCTCTCTTACAGGTGTTTTATCCAGTAGAGAAAAGCTCAAAATTTGTAGAATTTCGTAGATTGGACGGTTGACTTTCAATTTGTAAGCGACAATGGCAACCAGACAGTATGTTATGATGGCACAGTACACTTGTGTCTTGACAGCATTCATCGTGGTGCCCCAAAAAGATTTTACTTTCAGGTGTTGTTTTATCCATTTGAAAAATAGTTCCACCTGCCAACGGTTCTTGTATAGCAAAGCAATTTCCTCTGCTGAGAGTTCCATGTTGTTGGTGATGAACACAAATTCTCTGTCCAGTTCTTCATCGTAGTATTTAACCCGCTGGAGTTTGTCCGGATATGCTTTGAGCGATTTATACGTTTCAAGCATTCCGATCTGGTCACATTTTATTCCGGTTGTTTTATCGACTTCACGGGAATACATCCTGCGGAATCTCATATTATCCTTTGCACGTGTAACGAAGTAAGCACCACTAGCGTGAAGCTTATGCAAACGGGTGAAGTCAACATATCCTTTATCCATGATATAGAAACTTCCCTTTTCATAACTCAACTCATCCAGCATGTTTACGTCATGTACTTTAGCATTGGTTACCAGTACGATTGTCGGTATGGAAGTCTTTACATCATACAAGGTATGAAGTTTGATGCCTCCTTTGTGTTTCCTAAATTCCGCCCACCAAAAAACATTCAGACAAAGGTCTATGGTGGAGGAATCAAAGGCATAAACATTACCGTCAACTTTCACCTCGAAGTCATTTTTGTTGTAGCTATTACGGGCTTCCGCAATCAGGGTATAAGCAAATTCTTCGTAGATACGATAATCTCTATTCCGGTTTGCTTTCCCCAGATTGGTACGGCTAACTGTTGCACCGAATCCCAAGTGATAGTACTTGCTCTTGTGTGCCTCAAGGCTGAGCATAAGCTCACGCATACTATCTCGGGCGGTCAGTTGTCCGAAAATCATGCACAGCATCTGATTCCAACAGGTGAATGTTCTGATTTTCTTATTCCCGGAATACTTCTCTACCAAACGGTCAAAGACACGACGGGGAAGAAAATCTGTAAGTTGAGCGAAGATATATTTGCCTTGGTTCATTGTTTTTAGCTTTTGGACAAAGCTAAAACAACTTTTCAATTCAAATCGTCACGCTCCAAAAAGATATTTAACTATGCGATTATCAAAGATTTCAAAGAACGATGTTTAATTTAAAGTGCCCACTAGTGATAGAGTATATATAGGGGATTGTTAAGGGGAAAAGAAAAAGCGACACTGTTTAAAGTATCGCTTTATTTTTCTAACATCTTACCTTTTCCAGTAAGAAGCCATTTTGCGCTAACACCATATTCAGTAATCAAAGGAACCAGCCAAAATGGTTGTAGTAAGTTTCGTGTAGGATCTTTACGAAGTAACTCCATATTTCGCCTATCTACACCGTTGGGATCACAATAGCTTCTCACGCTTTTTATCTTACCCATTGCCACAAGAGCATCAAAGGCTTCAAAGAAACGGTTTGCAATAGGTCTGTTAGCTTCTGCATTATTCATTATCTTAGAATTTGGTACTTCAAAAAATCAACTTCATTTTTCAAATTCACCAGGTAATCTGTAGGCTCATTATTAACCTTTGCTTTATCAATCGCTTTAAGAAGGCAATCTTGAACACTGAAAATGCTATCTACGTTTACGGGTAAACCTACTGTATAAGCCAAGAATTGCTCTCTGTACAATTCTATTACAAGTTTGCTATAATCTTCCATACTCTAATATTTAATCTGTTTAAAGCCAAATACTATACGGCATCTGCACATTTTGCAACATCTTCCTGCTGGGCATTCATTTTTTTGCTTACCTCTAACAATGCTTCGAGGCGACCTATTTCTCTATTTAACCGTTCTATCTCTTTTTCTTTCTCGGTAATCATAGAATAGGGTGCTATCAGCTTCTCGTTCATTAGCTGTATTAGCTGCCTGGAAAAAGCGTCTGCACCAGCAAACAGAATATCTGTAGATACTTCCATTTTTTCAGTCTGTGAATGTTGTTTTGGCGCAATGGTTTTAGGCTTATTTTCTATTGGCTTTATCTCTTCTATATTATTGGTAATATAACTGCAAATATTACCAAATTTCCTTTCTAATATTTCAATTTTGACGGGTGGTAAATCCCTTCTGCCATTCTCTACGTTGGCAATAAAGCTCTGCCCACATGAAAGAAGTTGAGCTAATTCTTTCTGTGTGATTCCTTTTTCTTTCCTAAGTCTTTTTAAATCAATCATTTATTGACTTTTTAAAATATAACATGATAATATTCCTTGAAATATTACTAAAATATTACGATATTTATTTGGTAATATTACCAATGTTACATATATTTGCAACGTAATAAAAGTAATAACACCACAAATATAGGCAAAATAACCTATAGGAGTGATAATATTTCAAATGAAAATGAGCGAATTAACAGAAAAAGACTATCCTACTTTTACGCAAATGTATAAGAATTTGCCCGAAAGAAGTAGTATCAAAGCTCCTAAAACTGAATTTGTAGAAAAGGTGGCTAAGATTACTAAGAAGTCCGTAAAAACCGTGCGGTGTTGGATCGCTGGAACACAAAAGCCGGATGCGTTGGCGCAATCTGTTTTAGAGAAAGAGTTTAAAGTTCCTGCTAAGTATTTATTCCCTGAAGCATCGTAATATGAAACCTATCGAATTTTACACCACACCAGAAGGCGAAGTTACTATGCGTCCTTTAGGTGAAGCGGAAAGGCAACTTAGAGAAAGTGATACTGAGTTTATCCAGGCTTTCTTGGAAATACTGAGAGAATTTTATACTGAGGCTTATACGGCTTTAATGGAAATTTACTCAAAGAGTTCTGAAAATAAGCGTTACCGTGATTTTTTGGCTGTACGGAGATTTATAAAGTGCAACTTTGGTCTATACGATAATGTGATAGATATTGATGAGAACTGGAATTTCCGTTTTGAATTTGTCGGGTGTCCTCTACGTGGCGAGTGTAAAAGCGATAAGATCATTTGCGCCCCCAAATTTAATTCAAAGCTATCAGATAGACAGCTTGAAGTGATGAGGCTGCTTTATGAAGGCAAATCAGATTCAGAAATAGCAGACAAATTATTTATCTCTTTGAATACCGTTAATAATCACCGAAAAAACAGTTTTAGAAAAGTCGGTGTACACTCGTTCCCTGAGTTTATGCGGTATGCTATGCAAAACAACTTATTCAAATAACAATAATGCAACATTGATATGAGTTCGGACACGTTTTTAAATTTGGTTGGTTGCTCCATATTCGGTGCTTTAGGGGTTACTTGCCTGGTATGTGCTATTGCGTTCTCAGCTTCGCACCAACTTCTATTTACGGCTATGTGCTTCCTGATGTTCTATGTACTTTATACAGATAACCAGTACAATACAGAAAGCGTACAGCACTATTTCAGAAAAATGTTGAGGGCTAAAAGATTACGGAAAAGGAAATGTAGATAATGGGTATTGTACTGGAGCTATACGAGCTTAAAAATCTCTGTAAAGATATGGCTGAGCTTGGAGCTGCCAATTATGCAAAAATGGTATTTCCGGCAAAAGATCTTATTTCCCAAAGGGAGGCTTATAAATCATTCGGTGAGGCTCGTGTAAAACGGTGGGTACGCCAGCAACTTGTACACCCTACAAGGAATGGGGCAGAGAAACGCTCCAAAATACTATACTCCAGAGCTGAATTATTAACTATCGAAAAGACAGAGAAAATAGACACTTATATAAACAAATTATGAAAGAAGTATTCTTAAAGAAATTGATCCTAAAGAATTTCAAGAAAATTCAAGATCTAACAGTAGAGTTTACAGATAAAAATACCTTTATCTGTGGTGGAAATGGCACAGGAAAGACAACGCTTCAAGATGCGTTCTTGTGGCTGTTATTTGGGAAGGACAGCACGAATAGGGCTGATACCAACTTTAACATTAAAACGTTGGGAGAAGATGGAAAACCAATCTTACACCTTGTACATAGCGTAACTGGTGTATTGTCTATCAATGGTAGAGATGTTGAACTGCAACGTAACTATGTTGAAAAATGGGGAAGTGGTGTAAACGCTGGTGTCCTTCAAAACCATGCTACAGAGTTTTATTTGAATGGTGTAAAACTCAAAACGAAAAAGGAGTATGATGCGGAAGTAGCAGCGATCTTGCCGGAAGATGTTTTTAGAATGATTACTAACCCATTATATTTCCCGACCATGAAGGCGCAAGATCAGAAAGCTATGTTGCTTGAAATGGCTGGTAACGTTACGAATGAGGAAGTAGCCAATATCAATCCAAAGTTTCAAGAGCTGATTAGTCTTATTTCAGGCAGAACCTTAGAGCAATTAGCAAAAGAAATAGCCTCTAAGAAATCAGCTATCAAAGATGAGTTAAAGGGTATTCCTGGTAGAATTGATTCGGTACGTGATGCAATGCCTGAAAGTGAGGACTGGGCGGTTTTGGAGAAGGAAATAGCCGACAAAAAAGAGAAAATTAAAGATATTGATAGCCAGTTAGCCGATAAAAGCAAACAGATAGAAGCAGAGTTCAAAGCCAAATCTGAGTTGCAAAAGCAAATCGGGAACAAAAAACTTGCCAAGTCGCAAAGAGAAAATGAGATAAGACAAAATGCCAATAAATCCTACCATGACGTACTGGATAATATTTCAAAGCTGGAATATCAAGTTAAAAGCAAGGATGCTGAAATATCCCGTAAACAAGAGGATCATTCTCGTATCAAAGCTACTATCGAAGCTCTAAATAATGATTTGGAAGTATTGAGAGGTAAGTTCTATGCCATAGATGCGGAAACGTTACAGTACCCGGAAGGAGCTTTTATTTGCCCGACTTGTAAAAGAGAGTTGGAGGTAGAAGATATTCAAGCCAAGCAACAAGAATTACAGGACAACTTTAATCTCAACAAGGCAAACCGACTGAAAGCAGTGCAAAATGAAGGCAAGGAAAAAGCTGCAAAAGTTGAAGAGCTTAAAAAGCAGTGTTCAATTATTCAAGCTGCTATAACTCAGTTGAGTAACGAGAAAGAAATATTGGTGCATAATATCAATGAATGTAAAGGGAATATGCCGGAAGAACAAGATACACAAAAGATCATTCTTTCCGATCCTACCTGGCTTTCTCTCAGTAATGAAATCGTAGATCTTGAAAACCAGTTAAAGGCAGAAGCCAAACCTATAGACACAACAGAGTTGAAAGAAGCTAAGGCTATTCTTTCTGAGGCTATAGATGAGCTGAATAAGAAGCTGGGTAAACGTGATACTATAGAACGTTCCAATAAAGTTATTGAGGATCTGGAGGATAGAAGAGATAAAAACAATGAAGCTCTGGCAGAACAAGAACGTTTGGAGTTTTTGGTACAAGACTTCCAGAAAGAAAAAGACAACAAGTTGATGGAACGTATTAACGGAATGTTCTCTTTGGTTAAGTTCTCGTTTATTAGCGAAAAGTTGAATGGGAATGAGGCTATAACCTGCTTTTGCTCTGTAGATGGTGTGCCGTTTGCCGATGTAAACAATGCTTCAAAAATCAATGCTGGGCTGGATATAATAAACGCTATATGTCGATCTGTAGGTATCACAGCACCCATTTTCATTGATAATCGGGAAAGTGTGAACGATCTTATACCTACCATGTCGCAAGTAATAAACCTCGTGGTTAGCAAAGATAAATCTTTGATGATACGTGTTGCCGGAAATGGAACAATGGAAGAATACAAACAACTTTAAATAATAATTTTATGACACAAGAAAATTCAAGTGGTACACAAGTAGTTGGCACTATAAAATATTTTGTGTAAATGGAAAATACGGGATTCAAGTTTGAGTCTCGTATTTTTTATTTTATAGATTTGCAAAATGAAGAAGATTATGAAAGAAAAGAATCAAGTAGTGCCTGATGAGGTGTTAAGCAAGGAGTTCCTTAGCCAGTTCAAGACAGAAGCGGATGTGAGCAAGTTTCTGAAACAGTTGCATGCC